GAACGACCCCGTGAACCGTATGCCGCTTTATTTCCCGAAGCACGTGAACGAGCTGCAGACATTCGGCGAGCTGTGCTTTCCGGCCTTTACCGCGAAGCAGACCGGCCGCGTGAGAGTCGGGTACGTCGACCCGGCGTATATCGACCAGGTGATCACCGATCCTGAGAATGTCCGGATGATTATCGGCGTTCTGACAAAAGAATGGATCGGTAATGTAGGAGGCACGGTCTACAAGGCCGATCCAAAACGTTACAGGACGATCCTCCCGGATGAGGCGGAGCACGTCCTCTCTCCTGCCGCCCGGCAGATCAGAAATCAGCTCATTGACGGAGAATGCTTTTTCTGGTCCATCAACAACGTGACGAACTCTCCGCGTGGCAGATCTGCGTTGCTCCCCGTGGCTGACTGGCTCGACGTCTACGAACAGTTCCTCTTTGACTACAGCGATAAGTGGCCGCAGTTCAATTCGTTCATCTGGGACCTGAAGGTCGAAGGCGCGAAAGGCGAGGATATCAAAGAGCATCTTAAAAATTTCACCAAGAAGAGCGGCTCCGCCTACGGGCACAACGAAAAGGTGACACTCACCGCCATCACACCGGACCTCAAGGCGGCAGACGCGGAAACGGGGGCGAGGATATTCCGCAACCACATCCTCGGCCGCTTCGGCATCCCGGAGCACTGGTACGGAGGCGGAGGCGACGTGAACCGCGGCACCGCGTCCGAGATGGATAGGCCGGCGGTGAAGATCCTGAGTCAGAAGCAGCTCACCGTGAGATATATCATGGCAGACATGCTGGGTTACCAGATACGCCAGGCCAGGAAGGCGCGGTATCTCAACGTCAGCGACGAGGAGGCCGCATTCTCGATCATCACCCCGGAGATGGGCACAAAAGATATATCCAAGCTGGCTACCGCCGCACAGCAGATGGCCACGACGGCCGTCACCGCAGAGATACAGGGCTGGGTAGATAAGGATACGGCCAGGAAGCTCTTTGCGAGCATCGTGAGCTTCACCGGCGTGGAGATGAATTTCGAGGAGATCAAAAAAACAGTGGAGGAGCAGGAAACGACAAAAGGGTACGAGGATTACCTGAAGCGCGGAGACAATAAGAGGCCGCCCCTGGAGGTTGTGACCAATGAGTGATCGAGACAGCCGGATCACCACGATTTCCCCGATAGCAAAAACAGGGGGTTTTTTCAACGCGACGCCTCCGACCCAGGCAAAACCCCTAATAATTCCTTTGACAGGTGTTATAAACATGTCAAGCGCGATTGTACAGGGGATATGGGGGGTTGCTTAGATGGCAAAAGTGACCCAGACGATAAAGAATGCCCTCAAAGCGAAGGACCGGGACATCATCAGCGGCACGGAATCGATGCTCAGGATCCTCGAAGATCTCCACGGCCAGGTGCAGGCCGAGCTCGGCAGGGCCGCCCTCGGTACATGGGACGCCCATCACCTGAAACAGACCCTCGATTCGATCGAGAGCCAGATCGCCGTCTATTCGGACAAAGCCAGGGTAGAGATGACCGGCCTGCTCGATCAGTCATGGAACCACGGCAAGGCGCTCGTCGACGCCCCGCTTGCCGTCAACGGTATCTATACCGGCTATCACCTGCCGACATCGCTCCTCGATACGCTGAAAGAATATTCCAGCGGGTACCTGGAAAGTCTTTTCAGCGATGCCTGGTACAAGATCAAGGGAGAGCTGACGCTCGGCATCGTCGGCAACAAGACCCCGCAGGAGGTCGCAAAGGCGATCGGCGAATCAATAGATTCGGGCAGGTTCGCGGATATATCGCGCAGGGCGGAGGCCATAACACAGACAGAGATGGGCAGGATATTTTCCGAGGCCGCGCAGCTCAGGATGGACCTTGCATCGGAATATGTACCAGGGCTGGAAAAGCAATGGATCCACGCCGGGCATCCGGCGAAGCCGAGGCCGGCACATCTTGCGATGCACGGTAAGCACGTCCCTGTCAGCGAGCCGTTTATAGTGGGAGGTATCCCGATGATGTTCCCGCGCGATCCGGCGGCGCCGATAGCAGAGACGATAAACTGCGGATGCGACCACGTGCCGTATCACGCAAACTGGCAGTAGGTATGAGACAAATAACTATAAAATAAGGAGGTAACAGGTCATGGCAAAAGTGGAGCAGAAACATCTGGAAGGTTTGATATTCAGGACATCAGAAAAAAGGGAGGTCATCAAGGACGGGCAGAAAAGGAATAGATACTTCCCTGTCGAGCGGCCCCTCGATGTCAAGGATATCATCGCGCAGCGCGACGATGGCGACACGTTTCACATCGTGACAGCAGACGGCCGGAAATACGACGTTTCCAAGACCCCGCAGAAAGGCGGAGGAGAGGGAGGCAAAGAGGACAATGGGAAAAAGGGGAAATAACATCACACGCTTGCTGTCTGCCGGCGGCGGGGACGATCCGACCGATGTATTAAAAACTGCCATGAGCTTCAACGAGATCCGCCGGGCGCTTTGCGAGTCATTTACGGCGGCGTTCCCCGATTCCAGGGGTGACGTTGTGGACGTTTACGATGACCACTGCATTATATCCGACGACACAGGCCAGCTCTATGAAGTGCCCTATACCATCGACGAGAGCGGCAAGGTCACGACCGGCGATATGTCGAAGGTGCGAAAGCAGGTCGATTATGTCGCGATCCAATCGGCGGGCCGCTTCTTTGCCGCCGTAGGGGCACCAACGGCCCAGGATTACGGCTGGAAGTGGATCGTGCAAATCATCGATGCCGGCGCCGATAAACAGGGCCACGCAGAATACCCTCTGGCGGTTCTCCACGCTGCGGCTCCCATATACGAGGGCGCCCGGGTTTTTGCCCTCACGCAGGGGCAGCACGATGACCCGGCAAATCCTTATGGCAAGTCCGTGCGGGATCTCGCAGGCTGGATATCGGATGTGAAGCCAAACGCGACCGGGCTGGAGGGCACTTTCAATATCCTGAAAAGCTCGCAATGGCTGAGGGACATGATCGCTGACGCATGGGACCGGGGCAAAAAGGATATCGTCGGGCTCTCACATGATGTCATGGCAAGGACGTCAGTGGCCGGGGCATCCGGACCGAAAAAGGTGGAGGAGATCGTCAAGGTCGACTCCGTTGATGTAGTGTACGACCCCATAGCAGGGGGGAAAATCTTGAGAATGGCCGCAGCCGCTAAGGCAGGCCAAAAGGAGGCAGAGATGCTGAACAAATTATTGGCTGCCTTGAAGGCGCAGAGGCCTGACCTCTATGCGACCATTGAGGCAAAAGTAACGGACAAAACGGTAACGGAAGACGAAGTGACCACACTCCTTGCATCGGCCATAACGCCGGAAACGGCAAGCTCGGCCCTCGTCACCCAAGTCAAGGCAGCGATGCAAGACATCGTCGCCGCCATGAAGGGCAACGGCACAGAAGAGGAACTGAAAAAGGCATTGGACGAGACACGGCTTATCGCAAGCCGTCTCGCCCTCAAGGAAGCGTTGAAGGATTCCTACTTGCCGGACATATCCATTGCGCGCATCTCAAGGGCACTGAACGACAAGGTATGCACGGCTGAGCAGATCCAGGCTGCGATCAAAGAGGAGAAGGAGTATATCGACAAGATCACAGGTTCGGGATCGGTCGAGGGCGGCGGGATGGTAAGGATCGGCAGCGAAGAGCCCGAGAAGATACAGGCGGCAATGGACATGCTCTTCGGCGTCGAAGTCGACGAAAGGCTCAGAAATGTAACTCCCATGAGGTCCCTCCGGGCTGCCTATGAGCAGATCACCGGTGACCATGATGTTACGGGCCGAGTGAGCAGGGAAGGTCAGAAGATCGGCGAACAACTCATGTCAATGATGCGCCTCCCGGCGGCATACAGCTCATCGAGCTTCACGTATGTGCTCGGCAACACGCTGTACCGCCGCATGGTCCAGGATTACAAGGCCATCGATTTCAAAGAAGATGTGCTCATCAGCTACGAACGGAACGCTCGCGATTTCCGGACAATGGAATCGGTCCTGGTGGGCTACTTCGGGGATCTGCCTGACGTGGACCCCGAAACCGCAGATTACGTCGAGATCACGATGCCGACCGATGCAGAGATCTCATACGCGGTGAACCAGAAAGGGGTCATCCTGACGGTCACCCGCAAGGTCGTCATGAACGACGATATAAAGAGCGTCCAAACGCTCGTTTCCCGGCTCACCCGGTCGGCACGGAGGACCAAGGCACAGCGCGTCTGGAACAAGATCATCAACAATGCCACATGGGACGGCGATTCCAAGGCGATCTTTCACAGCGACCACGCCAACCTCGGCGCGGTGACGCTCACCAATGACGCAACCGGCGTGACGACGCTCTATAACAGGCTTACCGCCATGTTCAATCAGACCGAACAGGATTCCAGCAAGAAGCTCGCGCTCCGTCCGCTTTACGAATGGATACCTATCGAGCTGGAATCAATAGCATATGGCCTGAACTCGCCATGGCCCGGTGTAGCAGGCGGCAACCCGCATGCGGGGAGGTTCGGGGCAAACCATGAGCGGATCATCACATTGCCGCTCACGACCGACACCAACGACTGGGGGCTCATCGCCGACAAAAACGAGGTGGAGATCATGGAGATTGCCTATCTCAACGGGCAGAAAGAGCCGGAGCTTTTTGTTGCCGACAACCCCCTTGTGGGGCAGATGTTCGTTGCGGACAAGATCCAGTACAAGATGCGGCATGAATATGAGGTCGAGGTGATCGATTACCGCGGCCTTGACAAGTCGGTTGTGTAAAATCAGCATGGGGTACGGGCGGCGGCCGGAGGTTATCCTCCGGCCCTTTCCTCCCTCGCGCATAAAAAAAAGGAGGTTATCCAATGAAAAGATTCAAGGCAAG